CCTTGAACTTCCTGAAGCTGAAACTAGAGGCAGACTTAACATCAATCAACATACCGTCGATAACGCAGTCACGGTGCCCTAAGACACCCTCTACGTTCAGTTGATCTTGCATCCCTTCTACTTTATGCCCAGCAGCCATACACAAACCAAGTATATGGCTTTCAGTAAGGTCACCAAATATAAATTTGTTGAGGGTAGAAGCTGTCAATTTCTCACGGTGGGTTGCCTTATTGACAGTGTACCAAAGCTTACGTTCACACTTTGTTCCAAGACCAGAAAGACGAAGAGATCCTTTGTCTTCTCTTTTCTTCATTTGACGAAGAAGAGATTTACGGACATCTTCCGATACCCATTCAGCTACTTCTTCTGTATATCCCTCACCTGTTTGAAGGACATGGTTTACGTCTGCTACAAGAGATTCGATGGATGGCATACTTCTTCTCCAGTGTCGTATACTGCAATTAAATAAGACAAGTAAGACCAACCGCAGCCATTTACAGCTTCGTCAAGGAAGAGGAGACAATCTTCCATCGTCTCCACTCCTTTCTCTGTAAAGGTCACTGAGTGATCTCTACCATCTTCCTCTACCGTAGTTTCGTACTTAAGAGTAAGTTTTCCCATCTACCAGACCAAAGCCTCATCACGTTCAGGGGCTTCGGCTGCTTCCACAACACCAACGCTTTCCAAGGTTACGATATTGACCCGACCTTTGTAGATCGAAACCTTTACCTTAACTTTAGAACCATTCCAGATGTTTTGTTCATTATCCCAAGGCACTGCTACTTTGTTTTCTTGAGATGCCTTCCAATCAACTACATTGGGTGAGCCATTTACTTGAGGTGTACCATCGTCATTGGTAAACCTCTTGTGAAGATGTGTGCGCTTGAATGTGTAACCATACAAACCATCCTCTGTTTCTTTGAACATCTCATTGCCCAAGATGACATCTGGAATACCGTCAGCTATCATTCTCTTCTTCATGTCTTCATCAAAGACAAGTTGAATTTTATACTGACCGTCAACATCCGTCAAAGGATATGCTTCGCTACCCATGTCACGGTTACGTTCAAAGACCTGTGCGTACATGGATGTTCCATCATACGTTTTATACACTGTTTTACTCATAGTGATTCTCCTTTTGGAATCTGTCTTATATCACAAATATTACAACTACGCAATGCGTCAATGTGTCTCATACCAGTTCCTTCCAATATCTGACGAAACTGCCAACGGACAAAAGACATCAAGCTTATCTCTAACTCTGTTCATACTCTCCTTTTGTATCCTAATCAACCTTTCAGCTATTTCCATCGAAGGTACTTCGACCTGCACTTCATCATGTACAATGTCGATCAGCTTGAAGTCTAAACCTTCCTTCTCTGCTGCCTTTTTCCACTCCAGCACCCAATGCTTAACAACCACACTCTCGCCATTCTGGAGCATTCCAGCTAGTGTTTTGTGTTCATTAGGAACCTTTACCTTACGTCCGTCAAGACCAGTAAAGTAACCTCTTCTGGCAATGTGTGGGATCTTCTTTTTCTTAAGCTCTTTAAGTCCGTCGATAGACTCCAGAAAGTTATTAACAGCACCTTGAGCCTGTGTCCGATTAACCTTTAAGATGCTTGCAATCTTAGGAATACCTGCACCTAAGAGAAAGGCATAGATAAATGTCTTAGCCATGTCCCTTGTCACATGCGGAATACCTAAAGCTCTCTTATTCACGTTGTGGATGTCAGTCTCATCTTCTTTCTTGCCGGTGACAATAGCATCGACATAAGCACGAGATTGCATGAGATGTGCCAAGATCCTAAGCTGAATGCCTTCTGCATCTGTACCGACTAGATAGTTACCATCATCAACACACCATAATTTCCTCATAGGGCCATCATACCTGTGTTTAACACTTTCCACTGCAGTCTTAGGATCACCGTGAAAAGCAGACGGAATGTTTGCTTGATTGGGTGCCTGATGTGACATACGTCCTGTCCACGCACCAATGTGCATAAAACGACCATGAATGCGACCATCATCCTTACACTGCCCTAACCACTCCACAAGGCTTGTTCTACGACCTTGTAGGGTCAACCACTCTGACAGCTTGTGTGCGCCCTCTGGGGCCGTGTCAGGCAGTGTGTTGAGGTTAGTTTCGCTACAGGTCCACCCATAGGTCTTGTAGTGTTCACCTTTGTCTTTCATATTCCATATGCCCCTTTGTTTTCTCGACAGGCTCCCAGCCAGCTTCCCATAGTCTTTCTATGCGTTGTTTTGGACTAGACGGTTCAAAGGTCTTGTAGTCAAAACAAACAAGCTCTTCTCCTTGTCTCTCACACTTCGGGTACTTAGCCAAAGCATTCTTAACAGTACCAAACAGAGTACCATCCGTCTTCTCACGATACTTCAATCTATTGACTTCAACAAGCTTAGGGGGCCAGATCTTTTGAAACTCTTGCTCAAGATCTGACATCCGCATTTCCATCTCAGATAACATCTCTTGAGCAGTTGACCGATCAAACTTAAATCCAATACCTGTCATTTCCTCGCAGGTAGCTGCAATGTCATGTTCAGTACGCATTGCTAATTTCCATTGAGGGTCTTGGATCTCAGATTTGAACTTGTTGTAAACTTTAGCTGTGACCTCAACATCGTTAAAGCAGTACTCAATCATCTCTTCAGACAAACCACCAGCAAAGTCTGTGAACTCTCCTTTATGTAAACCTAGTCTAATGCCCCACGCCTTTAATGAGTGACCGTTAAGAATGTTATAGTCAATAAGGCGGGAAACAACGAGAGTATCAACAACATCACAGGGCTTAACTGTGCCTGATCCCATAAACTTATTAATAACAGGAACATCGAAACCAAGACCATTATGGAAAACCCAAGTTCTAACAGAAGCAGCAAAGTCATTAAAGCGAACCTTCTCTGATACGTCTTTGTCTAAATTAATAAACTTGTACAGCTTACCTGTCTCAAGATCTTTGGCGCAGACAACATAAATGTGCTTTGGATTTAGGCTATCCGTTTCTATATCACAGGCAACTATCTTCATGTTGTCCACTTATTCCTTAAGGTGAAGCTTTCAGGACTGAATGACATCTCACCGGCATAACCTGTAGATCCTGTGGGACGGTTCTTAGTGATGTAAAGCCGTGTCGTGTTACGGTCATCCTCATCCTCTGCCATGTTGTCCCTCTGAAGCTCTACAACGACACTAGCACGTTGTTCTATCATCTTACAATACTTAACAGCACCGTCATCATTTGTGTGAGCTATCGTAATCAAACCAACATTCAATTCAGCAGCAAGCTTTGACAATCTAATAGCCATATCAGCTAAGAATGTCTCCTTGCTTTCATCACCGTTCTTGCTGGCTGCTACGTCTTGTATCGGCTCGAACATGATGTACTTACAGCCACAGGCTTGTGACAGATAACGGATCTGATCCAGTAGTAGAAGGGGATCATCTTCATCGTTTAAGTAAAACTGAAACAGCATCTCATCTTTGGTGATCTTAGATATAGCCTCTTGCACAAGTTCGTCGTAGCCGTTGTCAACAATAAGGTCTTTCCTTGTCACATTCGCTTGTAGCTCATAGCTGCACAGACCCAAAAGACTTCTAAGCTTTGTCTCTTCCAGATGCCAAATGGCAATAGGGACATCAGGGTACTCTGACAGAATGCGATATTGCAGGTAACGCATAAACTCTGTCTTACCAATGCCTGTCTTAGCCTTGAAGACAGTAAAGTGACCCTGCATTAAACCTAATGCCAAATCATCAAAGTCAGGAATACCTGTCTGAACATACACATGCTCTTCCGCTTTGTTGTACAGATTAAGAAACTGGTTGGTAGTGTTCAATACATTGTCAGGAGTGAACTTCCTAGCTCCCCACCAAGCATTTACAAATTCCTTCGTAGCCCCTGCTTGCAGAAAGTCATTGGCGTCCTTGTACTTGTCATGGATGACACGATAGACTTTGTTAGGGAACATCTTTGCAATCTTATGGGCAACAGCATTACCAGCCTCATCACTGTCAACTGACAAGATTATCTTATCAAAACCGTTAAGGTACTCTCTGGTCTTTTCCCAAAGCTTACGTGATGGTGTGGCTGACGGTAGCGAAATAAAGGGACAAGGAAATTTAGGGTTGTTGCACATCTGGTAGGCAGACATAGCATCAAGCTCACCCTCACAGATAGTGACAATCTTACCTGTTCCAGTATTCCATAGGTTCTGTCCAAAGAACTCATCTGTCTTCATACCTTCAAGAAAGAAACCTTCCTTTGGTAAGACACGGATCTTACGACCACCAGAAGGATAAGGGTAAACATGCTTGATTGGTTTACTTAATCGATCTAGCACAGTTGACACATCAAAGAACTTCATAGTCTCTAACGTAATTCCCCTACACCCCTCAAAGACTTCTTCTTCGGTACGGGCTGATAACATCATAACTTCTCCTCTTTGGTTGATTGGGTACTCTTCCAAGGCCCAACTTTCGTAACCCTTTTCAGCAGGGTATTTCTTTTCACAACTGTGACACCTACCAGCTTTGCTCTCCGTATTGTAAGAGAAAGCATCTGACGAACCACAATCAGAATAAGGACATTTAACGTGACTTCTCCAAGACATATACAATAGTTCCTTTATCTACTGTTTTCTTTTTTATCTTTAGTTTCGTACTTTAGTATAGGGATTATACCGGTTTAATCTGATTCGGCTATCCCTTGTCAAGAAGAATCTTTGGTCTTGCTTTAGGTTTTATCGAATTAGACAAGGCATCAGTCTTCAAACACTGACCGATAGCATCTCTATCAATGGCGTAAATAGGCTCGTAGAAGGCAGGTAAAGCATCACCGCAAGCTTTATAACTAGGGAAGACCACCTTCGCTTGAAGGTAGTCTCCATTGAGTGTGTAGCTCAGTACAAGAACACTGTAGAACAACATCACAGATACTCCACTACTCTACCTGTATTCCAGTTCTTAGCTTCTTTCTCAGCTTCCTCACGGCTAGTAAAGACCCACACCTTAGTGTCGTAGGTCCAAGGGTTCTCCTTTCTCACGAAGGTGTACTCGCCTTTCTCAATCTCTATTTGAACGACATATCTACCCACGTTCTTTCTCCTTATCTAAACCAGCCTTTACTAATTCAATAAAGCCTACGTTAAAGATAGCCATAAAGGTCTCAGGATCACACTCTACTTGTAGTGTAGCACTACCATCTTCATGCTCTTCTATCTCTGTTATTTTAACTATATCATTCTTCATCAGTCATTCTCCCTTAATGCTCTCCACGACACAGGAAACAGGTCAATCATAATGCGGTCAATTTCCCAAGCTACCTCTGCAGTCTCTGCTTGTGTGTCAGGCGCACAGCGTAGCTTACACATGTCAGCAAATGCATCCAAGCTACCTGACCAGTACCACTCAGTCATCATAGACTGTGGCAGTACCATACGTGCTTGCTCTGGACAAACGCCTTGACATATTAATTCATGATACGTTGTTCTTGCAACATACTTGTAGTCAATCCAATCTAATTCACCGTAGTTTTCACCTGATATAATTGCTGTTGATACACCCTCAAGCGTACCCTCAGAGCCTTGCTTCTTATCAGCACTACGTCCACGCCATTCTGTTGGCTGATAAAACTCAATATTTTCAGTCGTGTAGCGCCTCGATATTTCATTCCAACGCAGAAACTTATGCTTTACTAACTGTCTAGCTACAAAGACTGGTGCCTTGATGTGGAATGATGCAAAGCAATGTCCGAATGGAGAAATATGACCATGTTTGGCTAAGTACTTGATAAGCTTCTCATCTTTCTTTTTAAGGTGTTGTTTAAAGCTATAGGCATCTGACTCCTCATAGTCCCATTCAGTCTCTTTTCCGAATGATACTCTCGCAGCGTTACAGACTGTAAGGTCATTACCCATGCTGGCTTTGTAAGTTACACTTATTTGATTTACCACGGTGGTTCTCCATTCTCATCTAGTTCAGGCATGTTAAATTCAAAAACTCTAGGCTGTGGTTTATCCTCAACCTCTTCTAAAAAAGAACGGGGTACGATGACCCCGATCTCTTCCATAAACTTCTCTAAATCATTTTCCACTATAGCCGACCTAAGCCGCAGTAACGCCGCCCCTCTGACACCATCTCAAGCACACGATCAGGCTTGAAGGATTTGACAGTATCTTTGTCAACCCAGATTGGGATGAGGTTGTTCTTACGAAGCATACGGGAAACAGTCTCTGACTTTTCTGTACCCTTAAGATACTTCTTCACATTGAATCGACCGTTGTAAGTCCGCTCCTCACCACTCTTGGTCAAGAAAGTAACAGTGACAAACTTACCTGTTGCACAGATATTGGTGACTAATCTTTCATCAAGCATTTCATTCTCCTCTTGCCGATATGAAATTGCTATTCCGATTCGCTGGGTGGAGTCAAGTGCTAATTTAGTTCAGACCGTAGAATATTTAGTTCAGACCGTAGCCCCTCAATCATTTTCCACTGGTGGGGTACTAAATTCCCACGGAGGCCAATTTCCACCGGAGGCCAATTTCCACCGGAGGNCATTTTCCACTGGAGGTCATTTTCCACTGGAGGTCATTTTCCACTGGAGGCCCCGATGTTCCTGATTCGTTCTCCGTTCCTGATTCGTTCACGATTCGTTCCCCGTTCATGATTCGTTGCCGATTCGTTCCAGATTCATGATTCGTTCCTGATTCGTTCCAAACTACCGATTCGGATAGATCCAAAAATGCCGTCAATATATCAAAAGGATAGTTGACAAGGGATTTTGGGTAGTGTGGTTTAATTACTATGATTCGTTTGTTCTTTATTCTTGACTCCCTTTTTTGCTTGCCGAATCGTTGCGGCTTATATAACGGCCCCGAATCATTCCCGACTCTTTTGATCGGTTATTGATCTTGACTCTTTTGATCGGTTATTAAATCCGACAAATTGACTCACCCTTTAAGCCTGACTCTTTCAATCGGTTTTATTATTCAATCGACCAAAAGAGTCAGGCTTTGGAGTCAATTCGACCATATCGGCCCCGACCGGTCGAAAACATGAGTCACGTTGACTCACCCCGATTCGGTATCCAAAAGTGCCTTGTCAACCTATCCTACCGGTTCTTTTGCTCAAAACCTATACTTGAGGATATAATTTTAGGGCTTGTGTACTAAAAACTAGCCTGTTTTGAAGGCCATTTTCGGGAATCTGGTAGGGCCTGAGAGGCCCAAAAACGGCCTCAGAACGCCGGAACGGGTTTTCGGCACGCCCTACCGCTTGCACAGTGATTCACCCCACTCAGCGCCCATATTCCAAAAATTGAATATGTCCCGATTTTTGCCCTTTTTCGGGGTCGGTTTGGCCGGTCGAAAATTACCGGTTTTGGGTCGCTTGATCGATCGACCAAAAAGGGCCTGAAACGGCCCCTATATATAAAGAGAAAAAACCGGCCCCTTTTCCGGTCGGTTTGGTTTGTCCGTTTAAGTA